TCATCGTACTCAAACGGGTCAGGAATGACCACGGCATCTTTGCCCAATGCCTTGATGCGCCTTGCCATTTCTTGGGTCGGGCAAGTCACCACATCGGCAATTCGCAGCGCCTCGGTGTAATGCATCCAATCAAAATGGTCATCGCAGAAATCCACAATGACCCGTGCGCCACGCGCTTTGGCTTGCGCCATGTCCATCAGTTCTTTTGCTTGGGGTTTGGCAAACACCAATGTGCCAGCAGTGAAGTTGTTGAGGGTTGCCCAATCGCCTGCCGGTATTTTGGCCCTGTAGCGCCAGCTTGCCGACCAATGATCCCCAAAATGGATAAACGAAACCTGATCATTTTGCTGCGCTTGGGTGTTGATGATGTCGCCCAATGTCATCATGTTTTCTTCCCTTTTGCGGATGATGGCCTGGATCAGGCCGTGCCCGTGACCATTGAATACCGCATCCGGTAGGTAGTCGTAGTAGGTTTGAAAATGCTCGGCTTGCAACGCCATTGCCGTGTTGCAGTAGAAAGTCTCGCCATCAGGGTCAATCCTGACTTCAATCAGCTTGTCGCCGTCCTTTAGGCCATCGCCGTTAACCCGCAGCGCCTCGCCGGTGTTGCAAGAATCAAACCCAAACAATTCAAACTGGCGGTATCCAAGGACATAAAACAACGAAATGGCGCGTAGGCCGGAGGTAGTGCCACCGCCAATCAGCATGACGTTTGCAGGGCGCGTTTGGCCCTTCATCACATATGGATGCCACAGGGTTACATTGCAGCCTGCAAGGTTGTCAAACATTGCCGGATGGCATTGTGATGCAATCATGTACCGCACAGCCTTGTGGGGCTTGTAGAAAGCTATTCTGTGCTCTTGCGGGTCGATTGCTAATGCGTAATCAGGAATCACGCCGTTGTCAATTAGCCAATCATGTGCGCCCTTAATGGCAACAACCGGCGCACCGGCTGCTTGCATTTTCTTGATGAGTTCTAGTTGCCCTGTGACGCTTGGGGCGCTTGCCACCAACATGATTGGGCCAGCGTGTGCGTGTTGATTGTGAACAACCTGTGGATAACCTCGCGCTATCGCAGCATCCATGTGCGCGAACAGCGTGTTGTCATCCGCAACACATTGACCAGTGACTTTGAGGGGAAGAAAACTCATTAAGAAAACCCCGCTTCTTTAGCGGGGAATCCGGTTTTAGCCTGCTCCGACCATGATCAAGCCAGCATTGTTGACCATGCAGAATGGTGCAGATGCTGACGTTGCCGAGGTGTTAGCCACAATACCTTGAATGAAACCGGCAGACACGGTTGTGTCATCCAGCGATCCAGCGGTAGCGGTGGTGTACAAAGGCACTTTAGGCTGGCAAGCAACCAGCAAGTTAACCTTGAGCATACCGTTCAAACCAACCCAGCCGTAGTAGCTGGAGGCAATCGCGGTTTGTGCAAAGCCAACCATGTTGAAACCCAGCGCAGCAGCATTGGTGGTGGTCACAGGCACAGCGCGCATTACGGGAGTGGTACTCGCCGAGTCTGCATAGCTGGACATGATCACAGCATCAAATGCGCTGATGGTGGATTCGGCGCGGACAAACATATACACGCCGTTGTTGCTGGTGTTGACCCGTGTACCAGGGGTAACGGGAAACAGAGTAGTAGAACCGGCAGACGTAGACGCATAGGTTGCGGTCAGGTCAATACCAATTTTTCCATCGGTGACGTAATCAGCCATGATTTTCTCCTTATTCGGTCATGATGCCTTGGAACTGAAGTCCCGAGGCAGTAAGATTACCGGCCCACCCAACGAGCCTAACGATCGCGTCTTGGTTAGTCGACATACGTTCATCGCCAATTGGGACGAAATTGCGGTTTGCGTGGGGTCGGAAGAAGATGTACTTGCTATTTAAGAAATAGCCGGTACTTGTGGGAATGTTGCCACCAATACCACCGTCCAACACCACGTCAGCGTTCATAAACTTTGATGCAACAAAGCCGAGTTCAGCCATCTTGCTAGAGCCAGGGAAACGCTGGATGTTTTGCAGGGAAGACATGAAGAATCCCCACAGGTTGTTGTCCAACAGAATCAAGTCAACCACATCGCTACCGCGCGAGGTCTTTGCATACAGGCGGTTAAAACCGGTCTGAATGTTGGAAGACGATGCGGATGCGCCAAGGTCGGTTGAAAAGTCAAACGTCTGATTGCGCCAAAAACTCCAAGTGGCACGATCAATACCGCCGACCACGCCGGTTGCCGGATTAGCGACCACCATAGCTTGCAAACCGGTGATTTGCTTGCCGTTGTTGGCTGTGCCGTCCGAATAGATACCGGTCGAGATCAAGTTCTCAATCGATGCCTCGGCAACGTCCAAACGTGCGTCAAACAAATCGATGATCTGTTCTTCGCCGCTGTTTTGGAGCATTTCCAAGCCATTGATGGTGACCGCAACAGCAGCCTGCTTGATGGGGAACTGAGCCGCGCTGATAACGTCCGCAGGGCTGATGTCCAAGACTTCAGCGCCTGAGTAATACATCGCGGTACTGTTGGCTTGGAAAGACAATTCTTGCAGAATGGTCGAACCGCCGGTGAACGGCTTGTACCGTCCTTTTTCACGCAGACGGGTCAGCAAAGCATTGTTTTTGGTCACGTTATCGGCGACTACGCCGGAACGCGATTCAATGGTCGTTGCCAAAACGTCTGAGTAGTTTGCATTTGCGTATGCCATGACTAACTCCTATTTAACCGAAAGACCGTAGCGCATTGGCTATCACGGCCCTTCGATCCGATTGATTAATGACGGGGTTTGCGCTGCCACCAGGTGCGCCGCGCACACTTACCGCCGCTGTTCTTGCTCTCTGCACTTGGGCTTGCGCTTGCGACTGCTGTTGCTGTTGAGCATACAAACTTTGCGCTAATTGCGGATCAAGCCTAACTGCCGTGTCATATGCCAATTGCAATTTCTCGCGTTCGGACATCTGACTTGTGTCTCCTAAAACCTGTGGCGCTTGGAGAAGCTGCAACATCCGGTCGGAGACTGCCTCAAAGTGCAGATTTGCGGGGTCGCTCGCAAACTGCTGGATAACAGAGAGTGCCCTGTTTTCATTCGTTTTCTGCGCTTGGTACTGCTGCTGCGTTATGTGTTGCGTCAGTTGCTGTACTTGTTGCGCGAGATCATTGTAATGCGAATCTGACTGAACCGGTGCAGTCCCGCCCAAATGGGCAGAAACTTGGTCAATTGGAATCTGAAACTGCTGGATCATGTGGGCCACGGCTTGGCTCTTTTGCGCCGGTGTACCCGTCCGCAGCAGGGCCGCAGTCTGTAAAAGGGGAGCAATTGCCTGCGCCGGAGTCGTGTTTTCGTTCCGCAAAATCCACTCATAAGGGGCAAATTGCTCGGTGATGGCCCGTGCCTCGGCATCTCGTGTTTTGTACTGGCTAATGCCTTTTTCATAGTCGGCATCGCGCTGAGCAAAGGCTTGCTGGAGTTCCTGCGGGGCTTTTTCCCAATGGTCTTTCAATTCCAGCCGCAAGGATTTGGGCATATCCACCCGAGGTTTTTCGGGCGTGTTGGGCGCCTGGGATTCGCCGGTTGGGAATTTGGGCGCAAATTTGCCCTTTTCACGGGGCTGGCTTGGTTTGCCTTGGTTTGCAGGATCAGATGATGTTTTTGCCAATGCCTCGCGGATCGTGTCGGCGCGGCTTTGCGGCTCGGGTGTAGAAACCGCAGGGGCTTCGGGTGCTGGTGCTTCGGTCGTGTCGGGTGCGACAACTTCGTTTTCCATCATTTCATCCTTTTCATTTGGTCGAGGGTCATTTTGATCATTTCCTTGCGCTCAGGCGGCGGGCGGTTGTGCAGCCGATTCGCCATCTCCACGTTCAAGTTGCTGCGCTGCACTGGCGCAATAGGTGCGCCTGGGCGGTCAAATTCCTGCACCCGTGCCACTTGTCCACGCAAGCGGGCGGTATGGGCTTCTTTTTTCTTTTGCCATTGTGCTTGGGCGTATTTGACATCCGAATGGCCCATCTCGATGGAATCGGTGGCCTTCAAATGTTCGCGCCATTGTGCGCGGCCCATGATCATCTGTCCATCCGGCGACCGAAAAGGCTCAATGTCGCCAAAAATCATCATGCGGTCGGCGGGCGACCCTTTGCTTTTCTCATACGGCTCGGAGCCGTCACTCGGAAAAACCCATGTTTCTTTCTTCATAGCATTTCCAACAGTTGTGCGATTTCTTCTTCATCACGCTGCAATCTTATCCGAAATTCAAGCTGCCTTACTTTTTCCATCATGGCGGCATAGTCAATTGGGTCGCGGGCGGCAATTTCTATGGCTTGAGTCGGTGCGCTGGTTATTTTTTCGCGCTCTGCTGGCGGTAGGCCAAACAGGGCTTCGCGCAGTTTTAGCTTGCGCTGTCCTTCAGCCCGCCGGTCAGCGTCCCATTGTTTGCCGCGCTTCTTTTCGTCAAACCCAAAGTGCCCGCCTAATAAAACATCTATTGGCGGTGGTGGCGGTGGCGGTATATCTCCGTCGATTGTATTAAACGGAAGAGCAGCAAAAGCTGAAAATCCAAACATAAAATTATGTTATCCAAGACAATGTATTTTCATTCCATAAATACAATTTTCCATCATTGGGATATGGAATAGGCGCTGTCCATTGGCAAGTGTCTTCCACTAACGTCCAGCTTGGAAATGGCTTTGGTGGAATAAACGCATCAAGAGTATGGTCATAAGTAAAACCAATGCTTGCATAGTTTTTACGCAAGGGACGACCTTCTGGGTGCTGACCGCCATACGTGTTGTACGAGGTTTGAACCCAGCCTGTACCAAACAAGCCGGAGTCAATGACATCCTGTTCAGCAACAATAACTTGTGTGACAATGCCGTTTTCTACTTGTGCGAAATGTGCCATTTTTGTTTTTTAAAAAGTGATTGAACCAGAAGAATTAAAGGTGTAAATAGTTTTTCCACCGTTTGTGGTTACTGTGGGTGAACCTGTAGTCGATGCCGCCGCAATTGAAGAAGAAATAACTACAACGCCAGAGCCGCCTGCACCTACATTTAAACGCCCAGATGAGCCGCCACCGCCGCCCGTATTAGCAGTTCCACTGGTAGCGTTAGTGGTTTGATTTCCTCCTGTACCTCCGCCTCCAAGACCTCCTGCTCCGCCTGATGCGGAATTATCAACACCGCCACCGCCACCACCAGCCAGATAATAAATTCCGCCACTTAATTCACCAGCAGTTGACCCTGTAATTGGATTGGCAGAGCCAGCACCACCAGCGCCACCATTGCCGCCAGATGGCACAGCATTAGCACCAACTGCACTAGCCCCGCCACCACCCCCACCGGGATAAGATGGGCCAGTACCACTTCCAGTGCCACCAGCAAAACCTTGTGCTGGGCTTGTGCTTGGTGTGTTACCAGCGCCCCCTACAGAACCAGCAGCAGCTTTATTACCGCCGCCGCCGCCAGAACCGCCAGCAACACCATCACCCACAGCCCCAGATTGACCAGAACCGCCGCCACCGCCGCCTGCGGATGTAATGGTTGAAAAGACTGAATTACTTCCAGAATTACCGTAACTTGAAAGGTTTGTTTGAGCCGCGCCACCAGCGCCAACTGTGACTGTATATGTTCCAAATGTGCCTACAATTGTTCCATTTCTAAATCCACCAGCACCGCCTCCGCCGCCATCATTATTGTTTCCGCCACCACCACCAGCAACTACGAGGTAGTCAATAGTATATTCAATAACCAATTTGACCCATCCCCTGCCCATATACAACTCGGGATATGAAGTTGTCGTATTAAAACGGGTCATCCCAAGCACTGGTGTAGGTTGTTGCGCCGTAGTTCCTGTAGGCAAAGTCAAAGCGCCCGTACTGTTGAACGTAGCGTTTTGGTTTGTGTCTACAGTAATTGCTGTAGCCCCATTGGTAGCAACAGTAACCGCGCCATTTGATGTAGCTATAGATACATTTGATGTACCGTTAGCAATAGATGTTGAACTGCCACCGCCGCCAGCGGCCCAAGATGCTGTCGTGCCGTTAGATGTCAACACATAGCCGTTAGCACCAATGCCCAAGCGGGTGGCGCTATTTGTGCCATTGCCAAGAATTAAATCGCCTGTTGTCGTGATTGGCGATAAAGCATTAAATGCAGCACTAGCGGTGGTCTGTCCAGTTCCACCGTTTGCAATTGCTACTGTTCCTGTGACGTTTGCGGCAGTGCCTGTGGTGTTTTGATTAAGCGTAGGGACATCAACTACCGCAATTGCTCGCATAGTCACATTTGTGCCATTGCCTGCTAAAAAACGTGAATTTTGAACGCTTCCCGCCAAAGCATTGATAGCATCTTGTTGTGTGGTTGCCCCAGTACCGCCATTAGCAATTGGCAGCGCTGTGCCTGAGTAGCTTATTGCCAGTGTTCCAGTTGTAGTGATTGGCCCGCCTGTAACAGATAAAAATGCTGGTACGGTTGCGTTAACTGAAGTCACCGTGCCTGAACCTGTTCCAGCGTTTACCCAAGTTGGGGCGCTTGTTGCATTGCTTTGCAAAACTTGACCAGCAGTTCCAACTTGCCCGTTAAATGCAATTGATCCATTAGTGTTAATGGTTATTGCATCTGTCGTGTTAACAGCGCCATTGACAATAAAACTAATTTTTTGATTGTCCCAACTGCCTATAACCAATGGGCCACCATATGATTCAACAAAACTTGCCAATGGTGTTGAAAATCCATTATTTGGAAATCCCGCAGCCGTATAGCTATAAGTTGAATTATTTATTCCTAATTCAGCATATGCCGTGTGCCCGCCATCGTTGACCGCATAGCTTGCATATGATGTGTTGGCTGTGCTTGTGTTTTGTAGGCTGGTATACAAATAAAGCGGCTCACTTGCGGTAAATCCTGCAATTACGCCGGAATCGGTGTGTGATGTTGCGTTTCCTACATTTAAAGACCCCACATCAGTCACGCCTGATGTATAAGGTATCAAAACACGGTTATTTGCGTCTTGATTTACTGATTTTTCTGCGGGATAGGACACAAACACATCTTTTGTGCCTGCGCCAAAAACAATTTTGCTGCCAGTGCTAGATGAAAGAACCGTATCACGGGACAATGTGCCTGCTGAATACGTCCCAATGCCTACTTCCCATTGAGAATCTAACGCAATTGTGTAATAAGTGGTGTTTCCATCGCCTATTACGCTGAATGATTGAAAACCAGTAACCGACCCATCTAAAGTTAATGTGCCTGATCCCGTTGTTGTGGATGTTTGTCTAATCCGATCCCCAAGAATTAAACTCATTGGGCAACCTCCAAACCAATAATCAATCCATCAGGGCCGCGAACAACCCGTTTAGGAGCGTTAAATTTTTGCATGGCAAAGTCAATATTTTGCACAGCTTCATTATGTAAACCTACCATTTGATTTTGAATCTCTGCAATTTTTTCCATTGATTGCAAAATTGTGTTGTTTACATTTTCAGAATTTTCTAATTTTCCAATTTGTGCAACCGTAATTTTGGTATTTGCATCCAATTCTGCTTTCCATCGTTCAAGTTCTTCTTTACCAGCCATTTCACGGGCTTTTACTTGCAATTCGTTATTTTGTTTAGCAGTCTCAAAATCGGCCTTCATCTGCGCCAATTGCATCTCAGCCTGCACCTTGGCTTGATGCATCTGCATTTCAAGCTGTGCCTTGCCTTGCTCAATCTGCGCCTGCGCTTGCATCTTCATTTGCTCGGTTTGCGCTTGCGCTTGCATCTTCATCTGTTCTGCTTGTTGGTCAGATTGCAATTGCAGCATTTCCGGTGATGGGCCAGGCTGCTGTTGTTTAGCCATTGCCGCCTTTTCTTCCAAGGCTTTCATGGCGCGTTCGACTGCGCTTTCCAACCCGCGACCGGCGCGGAACCGGCGCACCAAGAACAACAGCATTTCAGAGGCCATCGGCAGGGTTTCGGGCGCTTGGCTGATCATGGGGATTGCCTCACGCAAGAACAGTCCAATGGCTTGGATGGCCTCTTGTGCGCCTTGTTTCTCTGCTTGTTCGTCAATTTGCGCCAAGCTGTCGGCCTCAACCGCAATGTGGAAGTCGCGGATGGTGCTGTTGGACAGCATTTGCACAGCGGCTTGCAGCAATTGCGGGTTTTGCCCATCGGGTGTGTCCATCACGCCGGACATCTGCACAATCAACTCAGGCGGGTAAAACTTGCAGATAACTTGCGCTTTTAGCTTGAAGATGTCAGACGCAAACCGCGCCACATCGCCTTGGCTGCTACGCATCCGCAAGCTGCCAAAGTTCGCCTTTAGCTGCTGTGCGCCAAGGGTTTCTTGGGCTTTGGATGCACCGCGCAGGATGTCCGAAATGCCCATGATTTCGTAGATGGCTTGCTTGACTTGTTCCCGTGCGGAATACAGTTCGCGCAAGGTGACAATGATGGTTGTGGTGTCCATCATGTCGATAGCGCCCTTCAAGCCGCCTTTTTCGCTCATTGCCGCCCATGCGGTTACGGGGAATAGCTTGTTGTCCACGCCTTCGGTAAACAAACGGCCCAATTCCTTGAATTCGGCATTGAACACACCAACCGCTTTACAGGCTTTGGTCAGCAAGTAGATGCGCTGGGTTAGGTTGTCCAATTCCTGCGCTTGGTCTTCGTACTCAGCATAATCCGGCACGGGGATCATTGTCCCTGTGGTCGTGGTCGCCATTAGCGGGCGCGGGCAGGGGAAGAATTCTTCCAGTTCCAGCGGGTCATCGCGCTCATCTAGCGCCTGTGGATAACCTTTGGCAACCCAGCAAACCTTACCGGTGCGCTTGTTCCAAATCTCAAACACCTTGGCTTTTTTGTCGTAGGTGTTGCGGGCGGTCATTGGATTTTTAGCATCCATGTCCGTGTTGCTGCTGTCTAGGCCCACGTTCTTAAACACATCGCCAAAACGCTCAATGCCTTCGTCTTTGGTCATGTAGACGGCGCGGGCCACCCACCAAACTTCGTCCCATGTGCGGGCTGGGCTATGCAAAAAGTCTGTCCAATAGACGTAATCAATTGGGCTGTGCGCCGCATCAATGCGCTCTGTCGGCTCTTCTTGGCTGTTGTAAATCTGAGCCTCGCCTGGCTCTTCTACATCAACAGCGGCCTCGCTTACTTCGGGCTGTTCATTGACAATTACCGGCTCATAACGAATCCATGCCGTGCCGCGCCCAGGCAGCAATCGATCTTCCACCACGCCGCGCATAGCTTGGTCAAAATCGCCAAATTGGAGGGTTTCGTACTCCATCACCCGTTCCAGCATCGTGGATGCCAACCGACCTACGGGGTCTTGATCCATGTATCGACGGGAAACTTCGGGCTTGGCCTGCCTACCGTACAGCGCAGGAAACAGCACTTGGATGTTTGACCACAGGATGTTGTAGCGCACACGGGGCATTTCTACCGCATCGCGTTCATCCCGATATCGCTTGATGATCTTATGACCGCGCTTTTCCCACTTTTCAAAGACCTTTTGCGCGGCCTCTATTTGATCGTGCCAATACGGGCCAGGGTCATCGCCCTCGTATGCGCCCATTTCTTGATAAGCCATCAGCTACCCGCAGCAAAGAAGAATGTTACGTCCAATGCGCTGCCACCAATCGTAGCGTAGAGGCTTACGCCCACATTGGCGGGGAATCGGTGAAACCCAATGGCGGGTGTAATTGTGCCCGACATTACTTCGCCGCCGGAGCCGCCATTACGTAGCACCAAAGTGCCGATGGTTGTGTTGTTGACGTAAAAGCCAATCAGTTGGCATGGGCCAGGCGTTACTGCGCCGGTTGCTGTGATGTTCTTGTATCCACCTACTTCTGCTACTGGTTGGCTCATATGCGTTCTCCACGATGTCGTTGCGTGTCATATTCCCACAATTCATCCAATGTGATGGTTTGCAGGGTCTTGCCCTTGGGCGGCGTTTGATCTCTAGCCTCTTGCCGGTAGGCCACGGCTAACATTCTAAAGGCATCCGCAGGATGTGAGCACCAATCATGGCGGGGATTTTGTCGAAATGCCTTTTTGTCTTCGTCGTATTCCCGCTGATATTGGCGCAGCGCCTCCAGCCCTTCCTCACAGCTTGGGTCGAAATAGCACCGTGGCAGCACCATCCTGACCGCTTGGATGCCGTCTTGGATGCCAATCTCAGGCACGATTGCCAGTTTGCTCATACCGCCAAGGTGGGCCGCAAGCTGTTCCACAATGGATTTGCCGCCCGATGCCAGCGTTTTTGCCCGTGCGTCATGCGGTAGGTAGTGCTTGGTGTACCGATAGCCCTTGTCGATAACCACTTGGGCTATGTCCTCAATGCCTGCGCCGCTGACGGCGTAATAGTCCATGACCCTGATCTCGCCTCGGATCACTTGATAGAACCAAATGGCGGTATCGTCCCGATAGCCTAAGTCCCAGGCGCTGTAAACCGGCGCATCAGGATCAAACGGCAATTCCCTGATCCGGCCTTCGTCCTGTGCCAAGCGCATCTCTTGCCCATAGAAAGCGCCCATGATTGCAGCATCAAAGCTGCATTCGTATTCTTGATCAAACTGATCTTGGCTTAATTGCGCCCGTGCTGCATTTAATTCTGAGTCAAGCAATATTTTGCTTACAGAGGCTGGTAAGCGCAACAGAAACCAATCGGGCGTTGCTTGGCTTACTTTGTAGATGTCGTGAAACTGGTTTTTACCCTTTGGAGTGCCGCCAAATACCGCCCAACCCAGCCGATCGGACAGCGTAGGCCGGATTACATTGCCCCAAACGCTAGGCCGGAAGTCGCCGTATTCGTCAAGATAGACCCCATTGAAACCCATTCCGCGCATGGCATCAGCATTGTCCCCGCCAAACAGCATGATCTTTGCGCCGTTGATCAGTTCCACCATCAGGTCGGATTCATTGCTTGAACTGGTGATTGGTGCGGCGTAATACTTGAGGTAGTCCCATGCCACACGCTTAGCCTGGCTGCGGAACGGGGCAATGTAAGCATATTGGGCGCTGCGGTTGCCTTCTGTTATCGCCCGCTTAATCACATCATTGATTGCCGCCACAGTCTTACCGGCCCTTCGGTGTGCAACCAAACATGACCAGCGGGTCGTGCGGTTGTGGAACGGCATAAATGCGTCCCTTGGCGAATACGGCAGGATTATTTCCCGTTTGCCCATGTCACCACCATTTCCACCGGCCCTTGGTCAGCGCCTGTGACCTCAGTCCTTGCCAGCTTGGGCACATGGTACTCAACCACCGATTGGAACAGTTCAAAAGCCTTTGCCGGATTGGGCTTGATGTCATAGTCAGGATTGCCGTAAGCGACCTTGTCGAGCCAATCGGTCAATCTATGGGCATTGTCATTAACAAACAGCGCAATCGCCTCACGCGCCTCTTGCGTTAGCTTGTTGGGCGTTCCTGCACTGCGACCACCGTACTTTGGTCTATTTTTATTTACTTTAGATTCAGCAATCATATAAAACCTGTTCTTTATAACTTTGTTTTATTAAGAGGTGCGTGGAATGTTTTTTCCCATTTCTTGTGCCGAAAGTAAGGAATCCAAATGTAAGGCAACAAGATTGCTGCTGAAAGTATAAGCCGGTTTAACATGGCATAAGGCCAAGGCAAAGGTCTAAGAACGTCCAAAAATAGGACAACCCTAATTTCATCGGTTGGGTTATGGGCCTCATGTTCATAGGTGTCATCAAAGAACACCACTTCGCCCTCTTTCCATTCATAGCGTAGGCCGTCCACAATCAAATGCGGCTTTTTGCTGGCATCTGCGGGAACAGGAACAACCACGCCAAGGTGTGCCCTTAGTACGCCTGACCACGGGCCTCTGTGCATTGGCAACGATTTGTGCGGGCCAAGAATTGACAGATAAGCGCTCACGATTTCGGGGTACTTATCCACAATAGCCATTGTCTGAGGCATCAGCGCGGCGTTTTTGCGGAATTTAATGTTGGCGCACTTAAGAAAGAAAAACTTCCACTTGTCATCGTTGGACAAGAATTCCTGATCCGGCGACATGGTCTGAAATGGAGTAAGTTCCTCATAACGCTCTAGGATTTTTAAGACTTCTTCCTTGATCTGTGGGTGCGCGGCCTCTAGGTCTTTGGCTGGGCGCAAAGTCTTTTTGCTAAAAAATGGGTGGTCACCAATCAGGCAGCGATTGTGGAAAACCCGAAAAACAGCGTTGTAAAGCCATAGTTCAAATTGCTTGGACAAATGGACAAATGCGTTAAGCATATGCGTCCTTCATATGAATCAAGCCGTTTAGCATTCGGCTCTTAGTATTCATCCAAGGCTTGCTGTAATCGCAATCGGCGTAATAGTCAAATTCGGGAATACCCAGCGTGTAATGGGCAATTTTTGTCCGCAAATGGTCGTGTTCGCCCACCAATACATTCCATTCCCTTGGCAAGTCGCCAATGAGTGAATCAGGCAACCATTGAAATCGGTGCAGTTCTTCGCCGCTGGATTCCTCTATGAATTCCGGTGTCAGCACCCTGTTGCGGCTATGTTCACAGTTCCACAGCACCACGCTTGACCAGTTTTTCCTTGGGTAGTCGCCGTTTCGGGCTTCCATTGGTGTGCCAATGTACTTCTTTGGGTGCTTAGTCTGATAGTCGTGCTTGACTACCTGGACGGCATAGCGCGGATCAAACAGGCTTTCTAGGTCTTCAATGTCTGCCAGCATGAGCATATCGCTGCCATCCACAAATATGGCCTTGCCTTGAAATCCGCACAGAAATGGGACTAGAAACCGCTGATAAGTAAATGCGTTTGTGCCGTCCCGCTGCTTTCCGGATAGGGGCGTGATGCTAACCAGCTTCTTGGTGCGCTCTATGACCGATTGGCAGAATACATGGTAGCCCACAGCTTCCCGAGGGTCGTATCCTGCAAATATGCGGATCATTTCAGTGTTAACTTGTAAATCGTAGAGTCCACCAGCGCGGCAATTTCGTCCACGATGTTTTGCAATTGGCTGTCATCCGGCAGGGCTACGCGATTCTTCTCAATAAACGCCTTCATGCTTGCCATGTACTTTTGCGGGTCTTTGGCGTTGTGAAAGTTCTCGGGGTAATCCTTGATTTTTTCGTAACCGCCGATATAGGCTTCAGCAAACTGGTCGGTCAATTCAATGATTTGGGTGTAGTACGCGCCCAATGCCATATGCACAGCAAATGAGTCGGTCGCCAAATGCATGAAATGGGTGACCGTGCCGCTGTGCAGCATAGTCGAAATGAAATCCGCGACATTCTTTTTCATAGCGCCACCTCTAAAACCCCATTGTAAGGCAATGGTACGTCTTTAGGCCATTGTCCGGCGCTTGTCAATGCGTCCACCGTCTTTTGGTGCGCTTGATTCCACCGATATTGGCGCTCATTCTTGTCCAAATTTGCGCCTTGGTCAATCTCAAAATGGCAATGTAGGCACAGCGCAGCCACCAAATTATCGTCTGCCTTGATGCCCCGACCTTTGCCACCGCCCCAATTTGTGTGTGCGGCCTGCACCATTTGGCCCGATCCGCAGCATTGGCAGTCAAGGCTTGCCACTAATTTCAGCAGTTTTTTGCTTCTGACGTATGCGTGTTTTTTCAGCAATTACAGTCTCCAAGGTTGTAAATCGGTGCATATTGGCGCATTCAATCCGGCGGCGGCGGGCGTTGCCAGCTTCCAATCGCGTCTCTTTCACAATTGTCCATGTTCCGCACTTAGGGCACTTAATCATCAACAAATGCCCTAAATTTCACGCCTTGTTGTGTGCCAAAGGCTGTGGATAACTCTATCAATTCGGTCATTTCCGGCACAGTCATCTTGCTGGTACGCGCACCAATCACGACAAAACCGCCTTCTATGCCAGGCACAACTTTTTGTTTTTTCAGCGCGGCGGTCAAAACATCTTTCCATTCGTCTTTTGTCAGCTTAACACCGTACCACACCACCTGCTGGGCAATGTCTTCCAAGTTTGCCCACATCATGCGGTTTTGGTTAAGGCTTCGCATCTAAGCCCCTAATCATGTCTAAAGCCGCCTGTGGGCTGTCAACCCTGCATAACGTACCACCGGCCCAATTTTGGAAAAAGTCGGCTTGTAGCCCCGTTAAACGCTTTTTAGAGGTGGTTTTGACTTCCATCAAGAAAGTGTGCCCTTTGTAGCCGACCAAAAGGTCAACCGGCAAACCAATGATCCACACATAACAGCCAGCCGCCCGTAGCGCAGCAACTATGGCTTGTTGGTTTGCGTCAACTCTAGCGGCATGGCGCACTTAGGATTCTCCAAGCTGTTGCTGCACACAATGGGACTTGTCCATTACCAATGGCTTTAAGTCTGTCCACCCTATCGGCCATCCCATCAGCCACTCTACCCACGGCGGGTTCAGTTTCCCACCAGCTTGGGCTGCAAGCGTAGGCGTATTCCTGTTCTTTTCGCTCGGGGCATTGGTTTCCTTGAAGTTGTGCGCTGTTGGTGTAGGCCAATTCTGCATATTGCTTACTTGGTCTCGCAGATTTGCTGGCTTGCTCCTGCCCGGTCTTGCTTGTGTTGCTTCTTTCAGCAAGGCTTGTTGCGATTTTGGTGGCAACTTGTCCATTGTTGTTGGTGTTGCCCACTTTTCCGACAATCCATATTCTGTCCCTCTGATGGTTTGCTCCAACGTCCGCTGCTCCCAACACTCCCCATTTCGCATCAAACCCCATTGTGGCCAGGTCTCCCAGAACTCTTCCGAGTCCCCGAGAAGTGAGCATTGAGGAGTTTTCCACAAAGACAAATCGGGGCTGTACTTCGCAAATGATGCGTGCCATTTCTCCCCACATCCCGCTGCGTTCTCCGTCAATTCCTGCGCCTTTTCCTGCTGCTGAGATGTCTTGGCATGGAAACCCGCCAGATACAACGTCAACAATTCCTCGCCAAGGCTTTCCGTCAAAGGTTTGTACGTCATCCCAAATCGGAAAAGTTTCGAGAAGCCCATCATTTTGTCGGGCGCACAATACGCTTGCTGGGTATTGCTCCCACTCAACGGCGCAGACTGTTCGCCATCCAAGCAAGTGTCCTCCGAGAATACCTCCACCAGCGCCTGCGAAAAGAGCCAACTCATTTAACTGCTCCATTTTTCATCTGCTCCAAAACGTGGGCCTTAATGCCCGCAAACAAAGCATCTTCATCCATGCGCTGCACTTCGCGCCAAGCCCAATCTTTCCAAGCTGGCAGGCGGCATAAACGCACCATGTCGGCAAACACACGAGCGCGTATAGCTTCGGGGTCATACACGGCGACCACGCAATTCTTTCAGACGTTCTCGGATGTAATCAGGCATGGGCGCGGCTTTTTTGTCATCCTCAAAAATCTTTTGCAGCGCGGAATCAACCTGATTTTTATTGGGCATCTCGGGCACTTCAGCCCCGTCCCAGCGTTGTTGGTTGAGGTAGACCAAGGGCGCGGGAATGAATGCGCCGTTTGCTTTTAGCCATTGTTCGGTGGTCTTCATCCATTCAATGTGCTTGATGATTTGGTCGGCTTGGGTTTCACAGTAAAACTTGACCCACTTTTTTTGACATTCAGACTTTGCGCCTTTGCGGGGAGTCTTAGGGTAAGCAGTCCAAAACTTATCAAATCCTGATTCAAACATCTGCTATCTCCTTATTTGCTTTTTGGTGAATGTTGGAGCAAAGCACAGCCTTACCGTGGTCATAACCAAAGTTCGCTCTGTGCCGTGACTTGCTTTTCGGAGCCATGTCATCGCATCGCACTGGACAGACTATTTCAACCACCGCGCTCTATCCTTAGCCCACGCTCCCTACCTTGGCTTGCTCGTGCAGCAGGGTATCTCAGACGCAACCACCGACGTACCGCATTGCGTTGTCCAAAAGCAAAAACCCCGCAAGATGCTCTGTGGTCTTGGCTCTTGGCGAGAGCAACAGCAAGACGATTGACGCGAATCAAAAATCTCGCTTGCCGTCTGGCAAGACCACACAGAAACCTGCGGGGTTTCCGATTCGCGTTTTCGTCTAAATGCCACTCTAGACGGGTCGGATTATACATAAAATTTAAGGATTAAACCATTCGGGTCGTAAATCTTTCGCTTGCCACAGCCGCGCTTTGGGCACAACCGTCCATTGACTGATGGCTGCCAGGCTAATGCCAAGCAATTCAGCCAGCGCTTTGCGTGAGCCTGCTTTATCAATGAGTTCCTGTTTGGTCATCCTGCGATTGTAAGCTAACTTACGAACACCAAACATAGGGTTTGCCCTAATACATTTCCCAATGTAAGTTGGCTTAATGTGTGTAAGCTGGCTTATACTGCACCCAACCCGCACACATTGCAGCGGTCTTTTAAGGAAAGTCAAATGACTAAAGAAACTTGGGACAACATCATTGTCCACATTTGCATTGCCATCATCAGCTACACCATTGGCTACTTTGTTGGAGGTGGTCTGTGAACACAACTAAATACACATATCAGGGCGCGGTTTTTGAAATCGCCTATGACGTTATCAAGTGTGATGACCCTAGAAAAGAATGGGTCAGCATTTGGTCAATCACGCATAACGGTGTTGAGTTCTTTGACATTTTGGGCAAAGACTTGATCAGGCACTTGGAAGAACAACTTGACAAGACGTTGGTGGACTAAATGGCTATTTACACATACATGGAAATTGAATGGGATTTGAAAGACAACGGCGAATATGCCAAGTTGTTGGTTGGTTACGAATACGATTTTAAAGATGAAAGCTTGACCGTTTTTTCTGTCATGCAAAACGGGTTGGAATGGGTGGACTACCTTAACACCGCAACTCGTCAGTACTTGTGCAAATACATCAACGAAAGGATTGAAAAATGAACGCAATGGAAATCATCAAAGATTGTGAAGACCGCGCCAATGCTTACAGCACCAACACCGCTGACCGGCTGGCTTACGAAGTCGGCTGCCTGCGGGCGCAAGTGCGGCATTTGTGCAAAGAAATTGAATTTGCTGTGGAAGAGATTGGCAACATTGAAAAGATGCTGATGGGAGAGCGCGTATGAAATATCTACTATGCCTTGCGCTGGTAGGTTGCGCCAGCGAACCAGCCATGACCGAACAGCAATTGGTGATGGACAAGAAAATCCAATCAATGGGCCGGTCTGAGGTCATTGATGCTGTCAAACAATGTGAGACATCCGGCTTGCGGGCAATCACAGTGTTTGGCAAGCGCAAAATCAATGGTTACACCGCCGAAACCATTGTTGACATCACTTGCGGCCCAAGATATTACTGATGCAAAAAATTAGGAGCATAAAAATGGATGACCATGTAAAACCTGACCGTGAATTAGAAGAATACGAATGCCCCGAATGCGGGCGAGACTGTGGGCAAAAAGTCAAGGGCGAAGTTGGCACTTGCTGGCACTTTTATTGCGAACATTGTGGAATTGATTTTGGAGGTGACCTATGAAAGTTTACAAAGCAATCAACAACGTCCAGGCTGACTTGTCTGTGCTTGGCATTACGAAAGACCGCCGCAATATGCAAGGCAGCGGCTACAACTTTCGGGGCATTGATGATGTCTACAACACCATTGCGCCGTTGTTAGCCAAACACGGGTTATGCATTCTTCCACGGGTCTTGTCGCGGGAGTGTGTGGAGCGCGTGTCGCAAAAAGGCGGGGCATTGTTTTATGTCACCGTGGATGCTGAATTTGATTTTGTATCTGCTGAAGATGGCACAAAACACACCGTCAAAACTTTTGGCGAGGCAATGGATAGCGGCGACAAGGCCACAAATAAAGCCATGTCTGCTGCCTACAAATACGCTTGTTTTCAAGCATTCAGCATCCCAACCGAATCGGACAATGATGCGGATGCACACACGCACACGCCAGCGCCAAAGGTATCAGCGACCAAGACTGACCTTGTGCCGCCTAATCGTATGGCAATCGTTGCAGACGTTGCAGCAGCCATTGATGAGCGCATGAGCGCAGTTGATGTAATCGGTGCGTTTGAGGAATATTTGGGCGTTACCGATGTGGAAGAAAAAACTGCTTTGTGGGGAATGCTTGACAGCAAAACCCGCAGCAGCATTAAGAAACACGCCGAATCACTTAAAGGGTAATCATGTCAAAAACCAAAATGGAAGTCACTTGTATCGTTGGCAGCTACACCAATGCCGATGGTCAACAAAAGAACAGATACCAGCGCATTGGGTCAATCATCCAAACGCACAAAGGCGAAATGCTCAAACTGGATGTGATCCCGTTGAAAGATGGCGGTTGGGACGGTTGGGCGTTTTTAAATGAGCCACGCGCACGCGAGGACAAATATCAAGGCTTGCCAAAGGAGAATGATGATGACATTCCGTTCTAGAAACACCAATCCAATCACAAGCCATATGGCGGCGGCGCAAGCCTATGATCTTGCCAAAGATCACGCCATCATCATTGTTGATTGCTTGCAAAAGTACGGGGCGCTTGGCAAAGACGGCATCATGCTGCTGTCTAAGCTGGACAAGAATCAGATCAGCCGCCGGTTACCCGAATTGGAACGCCAGGGGCTGATCAAACAAACGGGCCAATTGGTTAAATCATTGTCAAACCGTTTGGAACGCGAATGGGCATTTCAACCACAACAAAGGTCATTGATATGAGATTGATTGAAACCATTTTTGCTTTGATTGGCGTTTGGTCTGTAATGATGGCGGGATTTTTTTGGGTTGGTTACGCCACTTATTGCCCACCGTGCGGAAGTGTGTTGGCAATTTTTACGGAGCATTGCAAATGAACGATGAAGAATCAGATGGCGGCGGTCTTTTTATTGCTTTAGCAAAAGTAGTGATTGCCGTGTTTTTCTTTTGTTTGTTTATGGCAGTAGTGGCAGGCATTGTGTGGGGATTGATAGCATGATCCACATCCTCTACATACCCGTCCTGTTTATCTGCATGAACGGGAACTGCGAGTTCATGCAGGCGCAGACTTCATACAAGTCAGAGCAGCAATGCCGCGCCGTGGTGGACGCGCAAAAGGAAAATTTGCAAAAGATGGCGCTCAAAGGTGGTCAGATGGTCACCCAGATCGAGGGCACTTGTATCACTCTTAAAGGTGGAATGCTATGACATTTGAAGAACAAAAATTGTTGAATGTAGGTGGGGTATGGAACACAAACCCGCATTGGCCTACGTTGTATTGGGGCGGCGGCATAGACGCAGGCGTAAAACGCTTGGAATTTATTGCAGAAGATTGGACGTTTACTTTTAAAACCGTGGAACAAAAATTTTCTGCGCTAAATTTACACAAGGAATATGGGCCATGAAAACAGAAGAAGATGAAGCGTTTGATGACCTTGCCAAACGGCAGGGTGCGTGGGGCGGTGGGTTTCCAGCCAAGCGCAAGATGGCTGCGGACAAGTTGCAGGAGCCTAGTGCTACGCGCCCATGCAGAAGTTGTGGTGGAACTGGTGAGCGCTGGACAGGGATTGACGAAACACCTACATCAATTTGCAAGCCATGTGACGGAACAGGGCAAATAGCCTTGGCACAGCCAGCGCAGGAGCCTGTGGCGCACTTGTGGGAATGTCTCGGCAGATGGTCTGCGTACCTTGTTGAAAATGGAAAGCAAGCAGACTGTGCGCCTCCATCATGGCTCGTTGACGCAATAAATAAGGCCACCACCCC